CTTGTCAACAGATTCACCAAACCATTCTTGTGAGCTCTCGCACAGAGATAAGCAGGAAACAATGGCAGGTGAGTGGAACACAGTTGTCGGCAAGAGAAACCGGAGGAAGACTGAAGAACAGCGCATATTTGATGCACAGAAGAGATTTTACGAAACGCACCAAGTATACGATGCACAAAGAGCGCTGCTACACAACAGTCGTATTCTTAAGCGCAACTTCGAGTTAACTAATGCAATTGAAAAACCAAAGAATGATCCAAAACCAATCAAGAAGGTTTTCAAACAAGTTTGGGTCGCGAAGGTGAAAGAAATACTTAATGAGCCCAAACCAATCGACATCAAACCAGTTCAAGCAAGAGATGAAGTGGTTAAAGTTGACATTGGCAAATTTGCAAGAGTGTTACTCGATCAATGCAAGGCATATAAAGTCCCAGTTGAGATTGTTGGGAGAAAGCGGAAAGTGGTCTCACGAATTCAACCCTACTTGAAGCATGGTAAAACATTCTTGAAGTTAGAAACAAACCATGAACAAGGTAGGATCACACGACGAGATATCAGCATGCCTGATCCCGTAAAGAAGCTGGTCCTCAAGATAGCAGACAAGTACGAAAAACCAACAGACGAGGACCTAGAAACATTTTCAAAGGGTTCCAGTGGAATTACATTCAAATCAGAGACTGGTATGCTTTTTGTCATCCGAGGCAGGGTGAATGGTGTTCTAGTAAATGCATTAGATCAATATGAAGAGGACGTAAAACAAATTTGCCATTACTCGTTTGATGCAGAGGCTCGAGCATTCTGGAAAGGTTTCACAGAAAATTACATGGCCCAAAGGCGAGAAGCACATGACCACACAAACCACATACCCGTTATGTCAGTGGAAGAGTGTGGCAGACGAGCAGCCATGTTTGAAAATGCATTTCACCAAGGATTCAAAATCACGTGCAAACATTGCTTTCAAACTTTTGATGAACACAGTGACGAAGAGGTATGTGAGCGTATACACAATGCACTCCAAAGAATTGAGGAACAGAACCGCATATTCATTTCAACAGATCAAGCACTTAAAACTAGCTTACGTGTGCTCAAGGATGTCACGGATGTAACTAGAGTACACCATGCAGATTGCTTGGAAGTAGTCAAGACCTTGGAACCAACATTACCAACTCCAGCCAACAGAATTGTTGAGATAGCGAAATCGTTAATGAAAGTGCGAGTTAGCGACGAGTTACAAATGGTTTCTGTTGGGCAGAATCTTCTGGAAATAGCCAAGTGGTTTTCCAAAAGGCACAAAGCAGGTCCGTCAGATGATTTGTCTACATATAAAAACAAGGTAGCAGCAAGAGGTGTGGTTGGAAATGCCCTCATGTGCGACAATCAATTAGACAAAAACGGCGATTTCTTGTGGGGTCAGAGGGCATATCACGCGAAAAGATTCTTATCCAATTTCTACGATATAGTTGACCCATCAGACGAATATGATAAACACATAATTCGAAGAACTCCACGTAGTCAGCGACACTTAGCAATTGGAAAACTAATAGTCACAATGGACTTGGAGCAAATGAGATCAAGACTAGTTGGTCTTCCATGTGAACCCAGAAACATAGCACAACACTGTGTTAGTAGATTGAACGGAAACATAATATATCCATGTAGTTGCGTTACGCAAGAAAGTGGGCGACCATTATGGAGCGAGCTTATCATGCCAACGAAGGAACACATTTCACTTGGGAACTTGGCCGATCCTCATCTGGTTGACCTACCACAGTCAGACCCACCACAGATGTACATAGTCAAGGATGGATATTGCTACTTGAACATATTCTTAGCTATGCTGATTTACGTGAAAGAGGATGCTGCAAAAGATTTCACTAAATTCATACGAGATCGCATACAACCAATGCTAAAAGAATGGCCCACTCTCAAAGATGTTGCAACTGCCTGCTATCTGACAACAATATTCTATCCAGAGACATTGCAAGCGGAAATACCAAAGATTTTAGTGGATCATGACACGAAAACTATGCACGTAGTTGACACTTTTGGCTCACTTACAACCGGATATCACATATTAAAAGCTAGTACTGTAGCACAGTTGATACGGTTTTCGTACAATGATCTAGTTAGCGAAATGAAGGAATACATAGTTGGTGGTGATTTAACGCATAGAACAATCGTGAAATTAATTGAGTGTTTGATTAAAGGAATATTCAACAAGGCATATTTACAACAAATTATAGCTGATGAACCTTTCTTATTACTATTAGCTATTGAATCACCATGTGTTTTGATCAACATGTACAACAATGGCAACTTTGAAACTGCTATGAAGTATTATTCAACTAGAAACATGCCATTGACAAATCTGTTTGCTGCAATGGAAAGTTTCGCCAAGAGGGTAAGTAAAGCAGATATATTTGCTGAACAGATACACATAATGGAACAAGCTGCATACGATATTCACGCCCGCATGGCTGGAACTTATGTGAATGATCCGTTGGCTAATTATGTCAAACACCATTTGATGGTTATGATGAATAGGGCTGACATGAACGCTCAGTTGAAGGCGGAAGGGCACACGATATTCGACAATAGAACATACGAGATAATTGAGAAAAAATACGCAAACGATATACAAGCATCATGGCAAGAGCTAAGCTGGTTGGAAAAATTACGGTTGGTATCACAGTTGTACTTTACAAAGAAGTCACGGCATCAGTGTATAAAACCGAAAGAAAGCACAGATTTAGGCGGAATTTACAATATATCTCCAACGCTGCTGGTTTCAGGATTTCACGAGAAACTTCACGCGAAAGCCAGCTCTACTTCTCAGAAACTCCAATCCATATACAACTCAGTAAAGCACAAATTTCGAGGAGGCATCCTTAAAACAGCATATAGATGTTTGCCAGACACAATAAAGCTGATGCATGTTGCCATTACTATGAGTTGCGTTTCATCAATACTGTTATCAGTCTGCGCAGCTGGAACCGAATACAAGAAGTACAAAAGAGAAGCTCTACGAGAACAAATTGAGAGGGAAGAGCAAATGGTTGAAGCACTACATGCACAATTCATGCTTGATAATCGATTTTCAGGAACGGAGAGAGAATTCATCGCACGTGTTGAGAAGAATTTTCCACATTTAACACCACGAGCACTAGCAATGGTGAAAACAGAGGTCGAACACGAAAGAAAGGGCTATGCAGAGCTCAAATTGGAGCAAGTCATCGCATTTGCAACTCTGTTAACCATGCTCTACGACGCCGAAAGGAGTGATGCGGTTTACAAGATACTTCAGAAGATAAAAGCTTGCACAAACATTTGCACACAAGAGGTCAAGCATGAAGGATCACAAATCGATGACGTACAGGAATTAGAGAATCTCAAGCGTCTGACTGTTGACTTTAACATTGAGCAAGAGATACCACCATCAATTGCAGTGCATGACACGACGTTTGAGAAATGGTGGACTACGCAAATCACACAGAGCAGAACAACAACACATTATAGAAACAAGGGTGAATTCCTTGAATTCTCACGAAGCAATGCCATAGTTGTCTGCAATATGATTGCTCATGGAAAACTCCAAACATTTTCTGGTTAGAGGCAACGTAGGATCTGGGAAATCAACAGCTATACCGAGGTACCTCAGCGATAAAGGTAAAGTGTTAGTGCTTGAACCAACAAGGCCGCTTACAGAGAATGTATGCCAACAATTACAGAATGAACCTTGGTGCTTAGACCCCACAATGCAAATGCGAGGTAAAAGCATATTTGGATCAACGCCGATAACAATAATGACAACGGGATTCGCATTGCACCTGTTTGCCAACAATGTTGAGAGACTGTCAGAGTTTAAATTCATCATTTTTGATGAGTGTCACGTTGTTGATTCAAATGCAATGGCTTTCTCATGTCTCTTGGAGGAGTATAAATACAACGGGAAGATCATATCAGTATCAGCCACACCGCCAGGGCGGGAATCAGAATTCCAAACAGAGAAAGAAGTTGATCTTAGAGTGTTTGAGGATATTTCATTTGATACTTTTGTTATGGAACAAGGAACAGGTTCAAAACTAGATGCAGTCTCAGTTTGTGATTCAATCCTGGTATATGTTGCGAGCTACAATGAAGTTGACCAGATGAGTCGACTTTTAAATGAAAAAGGTTACACAGTAACCAAGGTTGATGGAAGAACCATGAATGGAGGTAATAAAACAGGTAGCGGTTTGAACAAACACATACACGTTAGCCTGAATGAAACGTTGCAAGCTCAGATCAAACAACATGGGAAGCATTTCATAGTAGCCACCAATATAATTGAAAATGGTGTCACGCTCAATGTGGATGGAGTTGTCGATTTTGGGACAAAGGTCGTTGCAGACTTGGACGTTGACAACCGATCGATCATATATCAGAAGATCCCAATCTCATATGGTGAGCGAGTGCAAAGATTAGGAAGAGTCGGACGTTTCAAGAAAGGATATGCTTTTCGAATTGGAACAACACAGAAGGGCATAGTTGATATCCCAGCTATGACAGCCACAGAGGCAGCATTCCTTTGTTTTGCATATGGGCTACCTGTGATCACACACAATGTATCTACGACACATCTTTCTCATGTCACGAGCGCACAGGCAAGGACTATGCTCCAGTTCGAGCTACCAATCTTTATGATGAGCGAACTAGTTAAGTATGATGGACATATGCACCCAGCGATACACGAAATCCTGAAGCAATTCAAGCTAAGAGATTCCTCAATTAGCCTGCGAGACACGGCATTACCACAAAATGCAAGTGATTTGTGGTTAAATGCGGGTGCGTACAAGAAGCTTGGTTACAGGATCGATTTACCGGATGATTGCAAAATACCATATTACGTGAACGGTGTGAGTGCCAAAATGTACGAACAAATCTGGAATGCAGTAAAGGACTTCAGACAGACATGCTGCATGAGGCGAATGACGAGTTCATGTGCAGGAAAAATTGCATATACACTCCAAACAGATGTCAATGCAATTCCTAGAACACTTGCAATAATAGATGGGCTGATAAAAGAGGAACAGATCAAGCATAGTCATTTCCAAAGCATATCAGCGAACTCGACGTCATCATACAATTTCTCACTGAACGGCATAATGGATATGTTGCGCAGTAGATACATGAAGGATCACAGCGTGGATAACATCGCCAAACTCGAGATGGTCAAGAATCAAATCATAGAATTCTCGAATGCCTCTATTAATTATAGAGATGTTGATTTCATAAAACACTTTGGAGCATTGCAAACTGTTATTCATGAAAATAAAGCAAATGTGTGCAAGGAACTTGACCTCAAAGGAATATGGAATGAGAAATTAATGTGTCGAGACGGAATCATTGCAGCAGGA